CCCGAATCGATGGAGTTGTATTCTTGGGATACTATAGTGGAATTAATGGCTGATATATCAAAGATGTTCGATGATGCTGCATCGACTTTGGGGAGTAGACGCGATCTATATCAAATTGAGAGGTGTATTTTTCATTTCATTCGATTGTTCGAATGCACTAATATGAGCCAATTAATAATGCATGTCACCGACTGTACACATGAGGTTATAGGAGTCAGTGTCATACAGCAGGTTAAGACCATGTTCGATCTTTACAATGAGCAAATCATTCCAGAGTCTGGGTGCGATTTTGTTGAGTTATTACGGAGTTCACTCACTAACTGGAAGAGTTTACAGCGGAGCCAGGTTTTGAAACATTTGAATTTTCTGATTAGTTGCCTTGTAACATTGCAATTATGCAATTCTCGCACTCTCAGTTGGAGTATTGGTGGGTTGAGTATATTCAAAGCCAAGGCTTTGGACAAAACCACAAATGCATCAAATATCATAACAGCTGCTTTTGATAGCATTGTGTTTTTTTGTGGAAATGGGTTACCAGTGTTTTCTACAGAAATCAGTGGAACCCTTATTTGAGACAGAAGATGAAATCACGCAGTTCGAACGTGATTTCTTCTATTTAGAGAAACACATTGATAATATCGAATGCGGAAATTATAAAGCCTGTACCGGCTGTGATGAAGACCACTATGGTCGTCTATTAGCGAAAAGTGAAGAGAAAATAGATCATTTACACGCTTGCGCGGAAGATCTGCAAAGTAAAACGCTCTTAGGACAATATAGGAGGAAAATTAAGATGTTTGTTAATCAATTCCACGCCTTTAGGAGTGGTGCTGGTTTGCGGATAACACCAGAATCAGTTATGTTATATGGTGACACATCAATTGGTAAATCCAGTCTCCTTAAGATAATTATGAAGTTGTTTTTTGCCGCAATTGGTGAGGAGTATTCAGACGATTTGGTTGGCATGTATGATCCTTCTGATAAGTTTATGTCCAAATGGAAATCTGAGTTCATTGCCATGATTATGGACGATGTTTGTAACACCAAGAGTGCTTTTGTGGAAATTAGTCCATGTAAAGTTATCCAAGAGGTCATAAATCCTTTTCCTATGTCGGCACCACAAGCCGAAGCGCACAAAAAAGGTAAGGTGCGAGTGGAACCCAAAATGGTTGGTTTGACCACAAATAAGGAAGATTTAGA